ACTCCTAACGAGGGTTCCTGCTACGCGCATCTGATGAACCCTCGACACCGGGGCTGTAGTGGCTCCTCCCCTTGGTTCCATGACACGAAGAGAAGCTCTCCCCGAGCCCCCTTTCACCTCCCCAACTCTTCGTGTCGGGAGCCCTATATATATATATATATCTAAGAGTTAACTCTTAATCAGAGTTACAATCGGGTTCTTAGAGTTAGTTTGTAATTACAATCAGGTAGTTAATAACTAAACCAACAACTACTAGATCGGGTTCTCAATCACGATTGAAGTCTCAGTCTGTAACAGCAAGTAACCCTACAACTACTACTCCTAGATCATGGAACTAAGATAAGCAGTTCTCTGTCTGACACTGAGATTCAGTTGGCTGTTGTAGAGGTATATATTTTTGCTCAACGATCAGAGCATCAGACACTTAGACAGAGCAGCACACACACACACCGCGAAGCGTAAGCAAGCGGATTATGTCAAGTGGTGGGGTAAAGAAAAGGGACGGGTCTTTTACAGGCTCGTCCCTGGTAGCGGGTTAGGAGGCGTACTGTTTGCGGAACCAGTCGGGGAGTTCCGACAGGCTACTGGCGGTTTCTTCAGCGGTTTCCTTCGAGAACGCTTCGGTCAATTCCCTCGTCAAGCGATTGAAGAACGTTATCATGCGCTTTCGCTGATTTTCGGGAAGTCCCCCAAGTAGGTTTCGGATATTCCGCAGCAGTTGTTCGAGCGGATCATCGGGAAGACGTTCAACCTCAATCGCTTCTCCAAGTGCAGCAATTGCATCGACAGGGATGCCGTACTCGACTGCAAGACGAATTACAACCTCGAACGGGATATTTTCTGCCTCACCCCGTTCGTAGCGATAGTATGTGTGGGACGCAATTCCCAATCGATCTGCGAGTTGTTCGCCGCTTAGACCACGACTTTCGCGAAGTGCGCGCAACCGCGTTCCAAGCTTTTCAAGATTCAGTTTTTTCATGTTCCCTTCTTTCCTAGGCCAAAAGTCCTAGTTTACCCTGAGAGTATAACCGCGAGGTGAGTTTGTGTCAAATGCTTCGAATGATTTTGTCGATCCTGTTGCTGAAATTGACAGCGGCCATGTGTTCAACTGGTCAGATGCGGATAGTTGGATTGCCATTTTCGCAGTCCCACGGGAACCGTACTACCTGGTTATTCCGATCATCAAGTGGGTCTTAGTTAAACGTGATGGGAGAGAGCATCGCGACGCACTCATTCCCGTTTTTGGTAACCCCGAACCGCAACTTCTTTCCGTGATTGCACCCACTCTCGGACTCGGTATGTTCGTTGGCCATGCCAATGTTCCGCTTCAGAGTCACAGTGAACTGACCTCGCCAGATGGTCGCACGCCCTACCGCTCGCTGGTTGACCTTGCACTCCAGCGTGGAATGGAGTGGGCACAGTTACTCCAACAACAGCAGGCAACTTCTTCTTCCAGTTAGCCACAACACGTTTTGAAAGGGTCCTTGATTCATGACCTATCTTCGTCGGTTTTTCTCAGTCAGCGCAGATACGCCAGTGGGCTACACTGCCAACGATCGTTTCGCAGTTGCACACGGTTGTCAGGATATGGTCGGCAACGCGAAGGTGCCGGATGTTGTGTTTATCGAGCAGTCCCGAGACGATCCGTACGAAACGCAAACGCTGACGATTACCGGTACGCCTACAGGTGGCACGTTCACCATCACCTACGCTGGTCAGACCACCGCTCCTATTGCCTACAACGCGAGTGCCGCTACCGTTCAAACTGCGCTTGCCGCCCTGTCCAATATTGGGGCAGGTAACGTCGCCTGTACTGGTGGTGCCCTCCCAGGTGCTGCGGTCGTGATCGACTTCTCCGGTGGCGCGTTGGCTGGGACGGCTCCAGCACTGGCAACGACGACCAGCGCTCTTACTGGTGGTACGACTCCCGCTGTTGCTATCGCGGTATCTCTCACGCTTACGAGCCGCAAGTTCACCTACATCACCAGCGATGACACGAATGTGTATCTCTCAGCGGATGGTGCGGGAACAGTTACGGTTGTGACGGCGTAACCATGTCAAAACTTGTTCAGAAGAAGTGTGGCGAGTGTGGCAAGTACTTCTGGCACACAGATGATAAAGCCGAGCTTTGCAATCAGTGTAGATATGGTGCCGAGGATCTCAAGGACGCAACTCGAAGTATTCGTGTCCAGCTCGCGATTGAACGAAACATCGCCGGTTTGATTGAAATCACAAATGAGATCCACAATGTTCAAGAACACCTTAATAATCTTCTCGCCGCTTCTCAAGAATACCAAGACAACATTGTTAGTGCCGCGCTTGACCTGAAAGCGGAGCACCCTCTGGAGTAATGATGACCCTTCGCGAAGAAACAGCTCGCGAGCGGGAAGAGAAGGATAAGCAGCAGGCAGAGGTTGCGTTCTCAGACTATTTCCATCTGGGACCTTCACGCAGTATCAAAGCCCTCTTCGAGATGTATGTTGCGAAAGCCAGGGAAGAGGGCGCGACTTCGGTTCCCACTCGCCATCGCCCCAAGCTCACCCAGTGGCGCAAGCAGTACAACTGGGACGAGCGATGCACGGAACTTGAGAACAAGGACATTGATTCCAAGTACCGGGACTACGAGACGATTCGCCGTATTCGCTCAGACCAACTGCTTGATCTCTCTGCGAATGCGATCAAAGTCTACGAGTACCTCCTCGACCCCAAGAACCTTGAAGTCAAAGACAACATACGCTACCAGGCTGCTGAGGCGGTGCTAGATTGTATTGGAGTGACACGCAAGTTTCGCCAAACGGAATCTCAGAAGAAGCCAACCCCAACCACTCCTGACCTCCCCGATGCTGATGCTGACCCCTCCACCCTCGAAGCGTATTGGGCCAATCGAAACAGATAATTCATGCAGCAACTACCCGATTGCCCTGCCACATTGCAGGGACGCATCCTCCTGGATGCCGCAGCCCAGCGTGATGCGCAACTTCGCAGCGCGATCATGAAACGTTCTCGCGAATCGGTTGAGTGGTGGATTGATTACTGGGTTGATACCTACGACCCGTTTGAGATTCGAGGTGAGAAGACCAAGCCCCTGCTCCTCTATCCGTTCCAACGCGATCTCGTGGCGTCACTCCTCCAGCACTACAACGCTCCCTCTGATCTCCTGATCGAGAAGACGCGGCGTATGGGCGCAACCTGGGTCATCGATGCGTTCATTACCTACAAGTATCTTTTCGAACCCAACTCCACCTTCCTTCTCGGATCGTGGACCGAAGACGAAGTAGATGACGGAACGATCAACTCTCTGTTCGGGAAGATCGATTTCATCCTGCGTCGCCTCCCCGGTTGGATGCTTCCCGTTGGATTTGATTTCGAGAAGCACCGGAAGAAACTCCTCCTCATCCACCCCGATCCGAACAACCTCTGTTCAATCCGAGGCAAGGCGTCAGTCGGGAACTTTGGTCGAGCTGGTCGCTACTCGATGGTGTTCATTGACGAGGGCGCCTCATTCCCGCCGCTCCGAGACGCCTGGACCGCCACCGCTGAAACGGCTCAATGTCGCGTTATCGCCTCAACCCCCAAAGGGAAAAACACCTTCTACGACATTCGTAATTCGGGGATTGACGTGCTTTCTCTCCACTGGTCGATTCACCCTGAACGCGATCAGCAGTGGTACGAGGAAGAGAAGAAACGCTACCTCGATGAGGTTGAGATCGCTCAAGAACTCGACATCAACTACGAGCGTTCCGCCTCTGGCGTTGTGTATCCCAACTGGTATCAGGTTCCCAAGGGCCTCTACCCCTACCAACTCAATTGGCCTCTCTGGATCTCTATTGACTTTGGTGTACGAGACGATACCGCCCTCGTGGTCTGGCAGCGTGATCCTGAAACTGGTCGGTTGCGCATGATCGACTGCTACAAGAACCGTGGTAAACCGATTGATTTCTACATCCCGTTCTTGAAGGGTGAAATCTCGGAAACCCGCAAGGGAACCTACAGTAACGAGGATCTCAAGTGGATTTCCCGCCGTTCAACCTGGGGTGATGCCATCCTCTTCGGTGACCCCGCTGGTAGACAGCGTTCCCAAACGGATGCTCGATCAGTCATTGATGTCCTTGAACAAGACCACAACCTCTATGTAACAACCAACACCTACGCACGAGATTTCACGACCCGCAAACGTATGACGGAACTCGGTCTCAGGGAGTTGGATGTCAACCTTCCTGCCTGTGAAGAGGTGGATATTTCGATGTCCAACTACCGCTACATCGAGCAGCGGAGTAATACCACCACTGAGCAAGCAAAGCCCTACCACGACCAGTTTTCCCACTTTGCTTCAGCAGTTGAATATTTCTTTGTGAATCTCCCCCCGTTTTCAACCCACACGAGACGAACCGCTTCCCGCATTCGCAAGGCTGGGTGGCAAGAGTTGTATGAGAGACGAAGGTAATAATGGTTCTTCCGGGGATGCCACCAATCGGACCCGCAGGCCCACCACCTGCTCCCGATCCCGGTATGGCGATCTTGCAACTCCTTCCGCCCCAATTCTTTCAACAGGATTGGGGTCAGCCCATCGCGGGTTATGCCCCACAACAGCCCCAAGCCCCGACAATGCAGTCGATTCAGGAACGGGCAGAGCGGCTTAAGACGTACTGGGATGCCCGCGACACACGTATGCAGGATGACCAGGACCTCTACGACATGACGGAGGCTGATAACGCCTCTGCCACCACCTACATCTCCAACCTTCCCTACGTCACGGTAGAGAAGATCTCGCAGATGATTGGCGGTCATACGCCGGTCACCCATCTGATTCCCCCACAGAATGCCTTGGAGCGGGTGTGTCAGAAGGTCGAAGATCTGCTGCGCTATGCGTGGGACACCTTCGAATGGAAGTGGTCTCAGGTCGGTCAGAATGGGTTGCGCCGTTCAATGGCCTGGTACGCGGCCCAGCGGGGTTGGGTTGCGACTCGTATCTCCTACAACTCTTTCGCCACCGCCGATGACTTCCCGATCACACTCAAAGTTGTTGATCCGATCAAGGTCTATCCATTCTGGGGCGATAACGATCTCGAATATGTCATTTATCGGGATTACCAGCTTATCGGTCAGGTGATGGACGAGTGGCCCGAAGCGGCTCAGATGTTCGCCGATCGTGAAGAGACCGAAGTTGTTGAAGTCATTGCCTACTATGACCGAGGCTATCACGCGGTTCTCGTTGATTCCCAGGAAGTGAAACAACCCACTCCTCATGGTTTTGGGTTTTGTCCTTGGATTGTCCACACGGTTGGCGGTTCCCCGGTTCGCAGTGACACGCGTCTTGGTGCGGGTACCGACTTCATCAAGAACATCGGACCCAGCATCTATCATGGAACCCGTGTCGCCTACAAAATGCGTGACACGATTCTGTCTCAGCTCGCGGAGATCGTCGCCTCAGCCTCAAACCCGCCAATCTTGGTGCACTACTCGAAAGAGACTGGCGAACCGGTCGAATTGTCGCTCGCACCAGGTGCCAGCAACTACATGATTAAGGGGAAAGAGGACTTACAGGTCATCAACCCCAACCCCAATCCCGCTGAAGTTGCTCCGCTCCTCAACGCCCTCAACGATGATGTCTACATGGGATCCATCCCGAAGGTTCTCTGGGGCGGTGCCGATCCGCAGCAATCAGGACTTGCGATCGCGCTTCTTACTGGTGCGGCACGTGATTCCCTGCTCGGTATTATCACTGCCCTCCAAAACGCTGAAATGGAGATTGATCGTAAGGTTCTTTCGATCTTGCGAGACATCCACCAGCAACCGGTTGGAATTGTTACGAAGGATGCCACAGGCAACTGGATTGGTGGTGCAACGGTTACACCCCAAGAGATTGCTCAGGCTGGCGTTCATATCTTGGTTGAGTATAAGGATGTCTCTCCGAAGGATCGCTTCCAACTGATGCAGATGGCCTTGGCACTGACCAAGGAAAACCTCATCTCGATGCAAACGGCTCGCAGCGAGTACCTCGACATCAAAAACCCAGAACGTGAAAACTTCCGCATCCTTGACGAAATGATGTACAAGGACGAGGAAGTCATGAAGTCAGTACTGGTTCCGTGGTCGCTCTACCGTAACGACCCAATGATGTTCCAGGTCTGGCAAACCGTTCAGCAGTATCACCAACTCCAACAGCAAACACAGGTTCCACCAGGCGCTCCACCACCGAATCCCTCTGGACTGGTCGGGAATGGAACCGGCGCACCACCGACACCTGGCATCCCACCAACCCTACTTCCGCCGCAGTTTGGACCCGCACCCTTTAATGCGCTCCAACAGGCGCAGGGTGCGAGTGCTGGGGCGTCAGGACTCCAACGTGCCCCCGGTGTCCCCGGTGTTGGTGGACTCATTCCGGGTGGTAACGGCGTTCTGAATCGAGGTTCGTAATGGCTGGGGAACAGATTCGCGCGTACATGGGCCAGCTTAAGCGTGGTTCAATTGGCTATCAGTTTCTCCAGAAGATGCTGAATGAACTCACGGGACCTTCTTCATTCACACCACTTGAGGCGGCGCAGCGTACTCCCTACTGGAATACTATCTCGAAGGTCCTTCAGATCCAGAACTTCATTGACTCCCACTCCTGGGACCCGACGTTCAACGCACAGCAGTATCAGATTGCGCTTCAGCAGGCGAATCAGGAGTTACAGAATACACCAGGAGCATTACCCTACTATTACCAGATCGTGAATCCGCTTGCGGGCATTAATCAACGTCTCTTTCTGGATAACGGGATCGATCCTTCCTCGTTTAATACGCTCGGTGAACTTCAACAGGCGCGTCAGATTTCACAGGAATATGCCAAGAACCCCGATCGGGTTTCACCGTACCAGCCCACTGCCCCAGGAGACACGACATCGAACACGCCGACAACGAGTGGTTACAACGCCTCCAATAACCAGAACGATAATCGACGTGCTTGGTTGAGTGAAATGCGAACGGAGGCACTCGCTTCAGGAGATACACAACGAGCCGACCAGATCAAGCAGCAGATTGATGCGTTAAGCCCAACTCCGAGTACCTCCAGTGCATACGCGACCCCCACAAACACAACCTCAGCTCCGGTGATTTCAAAAGATGGAAACGTTGTACTCAATTACGTGATGAACAACCTTCCATACAATGCACACCGAACGGCGTTTCTTAACTACTTCTCGAACGGAACGTTATCGGGAGACAGTACTCAGCGAGACATTTACACGTACCTCGCCCAGAACCCCGACAAAGCCAAATCATTTTCTGAGCAAATTAGACAGTCTGATCCATCACTCTCTGCGAATCCGACTCCTTTCAGTTCCGCTTTCGGATCATTTTGATAGGGAATATTTATGCCTTTTCAGCCTCCGCGCCTCGGTGACGCTCCCCCGCAGCCTATCCCTGGTGGCCCCTCGGTGCCGAATAACCCACTTCCGCCTCCCAGTGGCATTCCAGGAGCACACGGTCAGGGTCAAACGTCACAGGACCCGATGGCTCAACTGATCTTCGCACTTCTGCAAGACCCACAGATGGCACAGCAAATTCAGATGATTCTTGAGCAGATGGTGAATGGTGGTCAGGGTGCTCCCGGTGGTCCCGCAGGTGCTTCCCCACTTCCCCCACCTCCGGGTGGCGTTCCAGGTGGACCTCCCGCTGGTCCCGGTGGCGCGAATCCTTTCACGAAAGCGCTCCTCGGTCAGAGGGGGTAATCCGTGGTCTTTCAGTACGATCAGCACCTCAACGATATTACTTCTCGGTATCTGAAGCGTCTGGGACTTCAGTCTCCTTTTGATATCCCCACTTCATCTCAGCCAGCACCACCCACACCAACACAAATCCCGGCTCAGATAGCGGCGCCTGTCACATCAGCCCCAACTCAGGTTCCGGCGCAGAACGTTCCAACACAAACGGTGGGAAGTGGTAGTAGCAATTACGCGACACCAACCTCCACCCCCTCGACCCCGACAACCGCGACCTCAAACCCTGTCACTCAACCAACTCCAGTTGGATCAAGTCAAAGCACTTCAAACGCTGCCACGTCCAATGGTTTGCTTAACAACAGTGACCAATATGACATGGACGCGGCGCAAGCTGAGTACGCCAAAGAAACCGCGAGCCTCAACCCAGGCGTCTATGGTACAAACCCTATCTCAGGGCAACCGAATAAACCGACTTTTCTCGATTGGTGGGACCAAAACAAGAATCGCTTTCTCAAAGATGCAGGCTCTCCCGACGAGACCTTTGATCGTTGGTTGGGTACAGCAGGTCAAAGATTCAACCTAACTGACCAACAGAAAGCGTATCTCAAGGCGTTCGCGTCGGATTTGTACCGTGGGTACCAGGATTCACAACTGCCCGGAACTACGACGGCAACCAGCACGTTCGCTGGGTTCCTGGCGGCAATTGACCCTCGTCCCCTTCTACTCCCCGGTACGAGCGCTATCACCGTTAATGGTGTTTCTTTTCCACTCTCCTATTCGGATGCCAACACAACCGCCTACTACCTCAACTACATCGACCAGATACCGGGGTTGACGCAAGATCAGAAGGATCAGCTCAAGGGTCAATACCAGGATTTACTGTCGAAGTACACTGAGGCAAGGACTCTTGATCGCTTCTCGAATCCGACCTGGGCCAATTTTTTAAGTGGTCAGAACATACAGGCGATTCTCAACTCGCTTCCTGAAGCCCACCCCGATCTGCTCTACCAGAACTGGGTACAGAATCAGAATCTCTCACCGGTTCAGCAGCAAGAACTCCTGAGTCGCTTCCAACCGATCTACGCCAGCTTCTACGCTGCGCAACAACAAGATCCGAATCTTCGGTTCAGCGACTATCTCAACAGTGTCAACTCCCAGAACCAACTCGCGCTTGCTCCTGAACAAGATACGTCTCAGACTTACGCGAACTTCATCTCCCATCTCCAGGGAATCACCCCGCAGATGCGTTCGACGTTGGAGAATCGGTATTTCCCCGTCTACTCCAACTACCTTTCGCTCTACAACCAGAATCCACAGCAGTATTACAGCTTCTCAGACTACCTGAATCAGTTCTTCAACCCACAGCAGGTGTTGAGCCAGGTCCCGAACAGTGCTCCTGTTGCGGCGAATCAGACCTTTGCTAACCGCCTTCGCTGGTTCGGGTATTAGGGAATAGGCTATGACAGGTAACAGCGATACCTTTGACATCAACGACCTGAGTTCACTGTTTCCGTGGCTCCCAGCGGGCACGGGCAGCGCCGCTCAGAATAATCCGAGTGCGCAACAGTTCTTTCAGAACCCCAGTGATCTTGTTCAAGCTGGGCTTCAGAACCTTGGTCAGTCACTCGGTAACCCATTCACTCAGTTTCTTGCGAAGAATCTGAGTAACAACCTCCAAACCTTGCAGGGGTTGTATGCGACTGATCCAGCGGCAACCGGACCCAATGATTTCGCAAAGTTTGGTGCCCAGCTCCTCAGTTCCTTCTATAACAAAGCACCAGCCCCGTTTAACATTGATGTTGGTTCAACCAGAGCAGGAAACGTCATCAACGACCTCCTGCACGGGACGGGCCAGTTTGGTAATTCAGTCATTGGTAAAGGGTTTCAGCAAGGTGCTGCGGTTGGGGTGGATGACAACGCGGTCTACCAAACCATTAACAACGTTCTTGATTCGTTCGATCCGTTTCAGATGAGTACGCTTGCACAGAACATGGCAAAGAATGAACTCACAAATCTGTGGGGCAAATACTGGGCTGGTGGCAATCAGCAGTACTCATCCTTCAAAGACTACTTAGCAAACACTGCTGCTGATTGGCTTCATCGCTGGTGGGGTACAAACTCAGGCTCAGACACGAGTGGCACGACAAACGGGAACATACGTTAAGGGGTAAACGATGGCAACAACGACGCCGTTTACCAACTACCTGTTGCCTGTCTCTTCTCTCTTTGGTCCCGGCGCTTATGCCACTGGATTAAATCCACTCGACACTCGGAACGTCTTCGCCTACACGAACCCGTACATGGGACACGATCCCACGATGTCTGCCCAACCGACTGATACAAGCTCAGACTCAAGTTCTGGGTTTTCAGGCGTTGATCCTACCGTGTCTGCGTTACGAAATTCTCTCGGTCTTGGTGGCAGCGGGTCTTCTGGTACAGGGGATATCACTTCGAATACGCCAGGCGGAACGATTCACTACTCCTCAGAATTGGGTCAAGGGAGTGGTGGAGTCTACCAGTGGCGAAACCAGATTAATACAGCGTCGCAGTTAACTGGTGTTCCCGCACAGGTGATTGCCGCGATCATGCAGGTTGAGTCAGGTGGAAATAATCCAACCGGTGCCAATGTCGCGGGTGCAGTGGGCCTCATGCAGGTGCTTCCTCAGTACCACGCGGCTCGTGCAGAGAAGTACGGCTATAACGTCAACGACCCACAGGGGAATATCGTTGCGGGCGCCGACTATCTCAAAGAGAACTTCGACAAGGCAAAAAACACGTATCCAGGGATCGATGACGCGAAGGCGTGGGACATCGCTGCGGCACAGTATCTCGGTGCCTGGAACTGGGATACCGGTTCCTATTCGGGTGCCGCCGATGCCTTTGGGACAACAGGTCCTGCGTACGTACAACGGTTTGACAAAGCCCTCACACAGTTTGGTGGAGTTCCGACAACTTCGACTACTACTTCAGCAGGTGATGCTGGTCTTACACCAACCAAATCGAGTGCGATTGATACCGCGCAGCAGTTCCTTGGACAACCTTATGTCTGGGGTGGTGACAGTCCCAATCAAGGGTTCGATTGTTCAGGGCTGGTGCAGTACAGCTTTGGGAAAGCCGGAATCAAACTCCCTCGAACCGCTCAAGAACAGTACAACGCGACGCAGCGTGTTGATGCGAGTCAAGCCAAAGCAGGAGATCTCATCTTTTTCACTCAAACGTACGATGCAGGCGTTCCTGTGAGTCATGTTGGAATCTACCTCGGAAACGGAATGATGCTTGACTCGCAGAGTAACGGCATCATGGTCGAGTCCATCAATAGCCCCTACTGGCAACAGCACTTCTACGGGTTCGGGCGAGTTGCATAATCGGAGTTGGTATGTCTTCAGCCTTTGATATTGTGAGCGGGTTCCTTGATAGCCTCAAGCCTGAATCCCCTTCCGATCTTGTCACGGTGGTCAACCCACTCGCATATCTCGGTAACAAGGCGCGCGAAGGGAAACTTCTCCCGGCAACCCTCAATACAACGAAAGATACTGCTGGGCTTGCGGTACACTCGTTTCTCGATCTTATGGGCAAGGGAACACAATACGTTGCTAATCCAGTTGGCGGTTTCGTTGCGAAATACAACGTAGATCCAGAGCTGCTCATACCTTCCCCAGGTCATAGCCAATCAATATCAGGTAATGAGATTGGCCTTGCCCTACAGAAGTTAGGCGTTTCCCCAAACACAACTGAGAAGTTGGGGTTTTCAGATAAGAGACTGTCCACTCGACTTTCACCAAACGAGCTTCAGTCAGTTAAGGATGCTCCATCTTACACTGCTGCCTTCAATAAAGCAGAAGCAGGTCGCCCACTTCAGAAATTCGTCTTCCAGTCCGTGTATGATCCACTGAACTGGATTGGACTTCTTGCTGGTGGTGCGGGCGAAGCGGGAACTGCTGCTAATGCGGTGTCTGATGCCTCTCGTTCAGCCCGAATCGCAGACTACCTCGCAGCAACAACCGAAAGCCCTAAGACGTTCGTTCAAGAGCTTGCGAACGTAGTTAATCGTGTCCAGGGTGCTCCGATTGAAGGTGTCATGGGAGCAGCCAAAAAGGTTCTGGAACCAACCGGTCTCTTAGAGAAGTCCCCAACCGGAAAAGCACTCGGGTTGTTGACTGATTTCCTTCGAGGTATAGAGGAACGACAAGCAACGTTCGAAGGAAACCAACCGCCGATTCGTGCCCTTTCCGCCCCGGTAATCCCTCCACCACCAACACCAGCCCCCAATGGAATTGGTCAGTACATCCCCGCACTCCCAGCGCGAGCAGAATCGTCTCGTCTCGGACAACTCGTTGGTGGACCATTCGGTCCCGCTGAACTGACTCCCAAAACCGTACTGCGTCAGGCGAACAAGCTCAACATCAACCCCTCCCAGGTTGTTGAGAATTTCCTCCAAGAGATGAAGCCGACGAAGTTGTCGCAGGCGTCTGATCCGCTGGTCAATGCGATTACTCAGCCAAACCATAATGCACAAGCAGTTCTCGATGTGCTTGGTACTCTTAAGAAACCCTCTCCTCGTACCAACTACCTACGAACGGTCCCAGACGATGTGTTGCAGAGTGCAGTCACTGAGATGCGACAGGTTGTTGGGGAAAAGGCTGGGAATAACAACACAGAACGATCGGTTCTTCGTTGGCTTGAGAATGAGCAGCTTCTTCGCTCCAAGAATCCAAACGTGGTTCCTGGTGCGAATGGGGCAGCACAGCAGGTCTTCAACAACATTACACAGCCTGTAGATGCGGCTCAAACCAACTTCAACGATGTCTTTCAGTCTACCGAACAGGCAACCAAGAACCTCTCGTCCAAGATGAAATCGGTGGTTTCTGACTTCAACCTCAACCCAGAGCGGAAGTTTGTGGGACCCGAAGGAGTAGCAGTAGAAGTTCCTCGTTCTCAGAATCCCACGATCGCACGGGTATTGATTGATGATAGTTCACGAGTTACCGATCAGTCTCAAATTGATGCCGCGATTCAGCAAGCTAACCTCACGATCGACCCCTCATACTTCCCACCCCAGCGCACACCAGAAGAAGCGTTTGCTGATCCCAGTCTCTTCCTTTCAGACCTTCGTTCCGGCGCAAGATCCGCAGGCGATGCTCCTCACTTCCTGACCGCAGATGATATTGCAGAGCAGCAGGGGTTGAATCTCGCAGATCCCAACCAGGCAAAGCAAGCATCCGATCTCGCACTCCAACAACTCGTGGATACTCCCGCGAATGATCCCCGTTGGCGCTACGTGAAGCCCACGGTACGAACCGTGTTCGGGAAAGAATCACTTCAACCCGCCCTCTCCAACGCCAACATCAACCGAACCTGGAATGAGACGCTTCACGAAATTCTGCATGGCTCATCTTCTGGGGATAGTTCTCTCGGAATTGTCCACCCAGGGATGCGAAAACTCCTGAACCTCTCCTACGATACCTTCTTCGACATGCCGAAACAGGCACTCCCTCAACCGCTTGCGGAACTTAATGATCAGTTCACGAAACAAGCACAAGATGCTTACGATCTTGTGTCGTCGCTCCCAGGAATGAAGAAAGCCACAACTGAGGCAGACAAAGCCTACAACGCGATTGAACTCATTCTTGAAGAAGCAGAGAAAGCTGATCCAACACTACGTGAGGGAGTAGATACGTCAGCGGAAGTCGTTGCGAAACTCCAAAACCTTGCGAACAACAAGTCTATCAGCCCAGAACTTCTCTCTTCTGCGGAGGAGTTGATCGGGAAATGGGGTGTACCGGGTTTCCAGGATGCTGACGTACAGTATCGCCGGAACATGCTTCCTCAAGCCTATGACGCGCTCCTGAAGCACTTTGATATCAAGGGGAAGCAATCATCCGCGCTAAGCCGCGAATACAACTGGTTGATGTCAGCCCTCAAATCCACTGCCCTCGCAACTCCACGTAACCCAATCCAGGACACCATTGATGCAGCAGTGAAGACAGGCGTCGTTACGGGTGATCCTATTGCAGTTGTTCAGGGTCTACGCGGTATCTTTGCGCACGGTAACGTGGGAAGTGCCACTGATCAGCTTGCGGGTTTTGGTGATGACGCGCTTCCTGGTGGCGCGCTTCCTGGTGCGGTTGGTGGAGACATCTTACGTGGTACCAACAGTTCTCTGCCAGTTCAGGGTATCGCGGAAGAGTTTAAAACTGGTGGTCATTCCCCGTTTCGCCGGTTCCAAGACACTCCCGTTGTTGGGAATCTCTCCAAAGCAGCAAGTGCCTATACCGAGTTCTTTCAAAGCTGGCGTCACGCGGTTGATTCCTCCTTCCGTGCAGTTGCCTACGCGCACGGTTTCAACAAGTACGTTGATGCTACTGCCAGACCTGCCTTCATGCGTGAACTCGAATCACGAGTCGCAAGCGCAGGACTTCCCCGTGCCAGTGCCGACCAACTCTTTGGTGACCTCATGGCGAACAATGGTAAGTTCTCATCGCAGGATGTTGCTGACATCGTACAAGCCTATCTCCCCGATCGTACCCAACTGGCGAACGCCCTCGGCTATCGCTGGAAACAGTACATGAATGAGGCAGCCCAAGCAGGAATCAAGGAGTCGAATCGGGTTCACTTCGACTACAGCGACATTCGCAACATCGATGAGCTGCTGAATAAGGTTACGTTTTTCCACTTCTGGTCTACCCGAAACATCCCGTTCTACGCCAAGACCTTTGCGGAAAATCCCTGGCTTCTTCGAGCCGAAATCAACTACTCCAACATCTCATCAGAGGAACGTCAACGTACCGGAAACACCCAACGTACACAGGGCAAACTCCTTGGCATTCCGATCCCAACCGTCTTAGGGGCAGCACTCTTGGGTGGTGGGGGCAAGATGCTCCTCGACCCAATGGTGGCATTGACGATCTACGATCAGACACGTTCTCGGTTTGTGGATCAGAATCAACCCGCAGCAGGTCGCTACCTCGATTACATCCAACGCTCAGGGCTCTCACCCAACCCGATCATCTCCGAGTTTCTCAACGCCTCGGGTATTCATGGGAACCAGGAGCCTCAAGACGTGTTCCGGTACTCGGGAATCCTACGCGACTTCACCCAGAACGTTCCTGTCCTCAACAACATCAGACCCGAACACTGGCTCGCACAGGGGTTGATGAATGCTCGTGCGACGCTGACTGGTCAACCTACTCCTTCAACCATCTCGGGTTCCACCTACGAAGACTACGCGATCAATAAACAGATTCGCGAGATGGCGTACCAGATGACAGGGAACTCGGATGATGACCGGTTCGCGGAAGCAATGGGAGATCCCACCAATCCGATCTACCAAGCAGCCAAGAAACAAGTCGAGAACCAGAACGTTCTTCGTGATCTCTACTCCCTGATCTCACCAGTTCCGATGACGCTTGAATCCGATACCGAAGCGTTGGCACGCCAATCAGCAGCCTCCCTTCCCCAGAGCATTTCCCCCGCAACCCTCCAAACGTTACGAGCTGAGAACAGCCCCGCAGCGATGTACTGGTCGATCCCCCAAAACGGGGATGAAGCTCAGATCAGAGCCGCACAAGCTTTGGGACGCATCCTTGGTCCTGGTGCACTCTCGACGGTTCGTTCTCGCGATCCGGTTGTGGCCGCGATGCAAGGAACTCCCGGAGCACTTTCTCAGATCTATGCACACTTCCCCGCTTTCCAACGCTACAACGCATGGCGCGCGGCACAACCCGAAGGGTCGAATACGAGCGTCAATGCATTTCTCGGAAATCTCGCTACCCAACAAGACGTTCAGTCCATCACCAGTGCCGCTCAGCGTGCGGGTTTGAACAACGACGCACTGATGCAGTGGCTTGCTCAGAACGGGTACCAGGACCCCAATAACATACCTCACGATCAAGTTCATTACGTAATACAAGCCCTTAATCAACTTACCCCCTAACAACCTCCCCGAAAGGACAACACACTCATGGACAACAGTTCGGTCCTCTCCGAGGGCCTTCTCGACGTGGGATCAGGGTCGCCCTCTGCCACCCAGGTCGAGCAGGTTTCTCCAGAGACGGAACAGGTATCCACCTCATCTGAAGGATCGCAGGAGGCAACTCCAAACTGGGACGATCCTTCGAACCCCTACCTCCAACAAGCTCAGGAGAATGAACGCCGGTTCAAGGGTCTGCAAGGCACGGTACAGCAATACGCTGAGCAGTTGCGGGAAATGCGGGAGCAACAGCGACAAGCAGAGGAGCGACAGTTCCTCTCTTCCATCCAGAACCTCCCACCGGTCCAGCAACAGCAGCAAATTGACCACTACCGCCAGCAACAGCAAGCCCAAGTTCAGGTTCAGGATTTTCAGCAGAAGCAGGCTCAACTGGAAGCTGCGAGTCGAGAGTTTTTTTATCCAGAAGTTCACTGCTGATTACGGGGTTCCGCGCAACGAGATTGAGGATTTATCTGACCCAGTTTCGATGCAGCGGTATGCCCAGCGGTACAAGGACCTCATGTCTCGCACCCAAGCCCAACAGTCACAGGTTCAGCGTCAGGTACAGCAGATGGATCGGTTTGAGAGTACACAGCAATCTGCTTCAGCCCCGCGACGATCAACGACTGATTTTGACGAGGCAGGACAGAACTTTGCCGCTGAGTTCCGCCGCAGATTCGGTTCATAGTCAAATCCCCCTTTAATAACGAATTTTCAGGAGACAACTGAATGGCTATTTCTGGTTTCGGCCAAAATCTCTCGGGTGTGGCGACCCTGCTCAAAGAGCATTTCGAGATGCCGTTTACTGATGCCATGAACCGCAACAACGTTCTGTTGCAGCGGTTTAAGCGCAAGACGGGTGTCGGTAAGGAAGTCCAGTGGAAGATCCACTACGCGGGAAACAGTTCTGCGGGTTCCTACTCGGAGACGGATGACGCTCCGAGCGCCGGTACGCAGTCGGTGGTTGACGCGTCGATTCCGTTCCGTCAGAACTGGGTCACCTATGGTGTCACGGGCCTGGCGAATGCTGCGACGAAGGGCGCGGGTGGTTTCGAGCACTCTCTGACCTTCGAAGCAGAAGAGTCGCTCAAGGACCTTCAGAACGAACTCAACAGCCAGTTGCTTGCCTTCTCCAAGGCAGCTTCGACTGACATCGATGGCATCGGTGTGATCGTGTCTGACACGGGCACCTACGCCACGATTGACCGTAGCACCTATACATGGATGCAGTCGTACGTTGCGGATAATGGTGGGACTCCACGCGCACTCACCATTGCCCTGATGCAGGACCAGCTCCTTGAGTTGGAGAAACCGGCGCGTCACGCGAAGGTTTCGGCGGTCATGACCTCTCGCAAGCACTGGTACGACTACGCGAACCTGCTGAGCGACAACCGCCGCTTCGTCAACACGCAGAAGCTAGACTTCGGGGTCGAAGCGCTCGACTTCAACAGCATCCCGGTTGTCTCAGTGTTGGGTATGGCGAACGGTTCGATGTTCTTCCTTGATGAATCCGAGTGGGGCTACTACGTCCTGGAGAACTTCACGACGACGCCACTGAGCGTGCTCGGTGATGCGGTGAAGTTCATGACGGTGCATTATTCGGCATTGTTATGTCACCACACAGGTAAGCAGGGACGGATAACGGATCTTTCTTAGATAGTTTTCCGTAGAGTTTATACGCAATCAGTGAGAGGCCCATCACATTTCGGTGGGCCTCTTTATTACTACCAGAGTGAGTGAGTTTCTCATTGCCGCGCTATACATTTGTGTGCGACGTATGCAACGAAGACTTCGAGGTACAACGCCCGATGGCTCAGGCGGGAGATCCCGTCGTGCATCGGTGCGGGAAGACGGCGACTCGGGTTTGGCGCTCGACACCGCCCGTCAACTTTCGACCAGAGGGGTACTACCTCTCTCCTGAAGACCCGAAGTACTTTAGTACGCTGAAAGATAAGGAAATCCAACGATGGCAACACTAACCCTTGACGAGATCCTCTTTGACATGTCTGAGCCCGAACGTACCAAGGCCCTTGAAACCTTCATGTCTGAAGAAGAGACGGTTCTTCTGAAGGCGAGTAAGGGGAGCTTCGTAGAGAAGCACCGAGGAAAGACGATCACCGTTCCCCCGCGTGGTCTCTGGTGCTCCCGCCGACAGGCAGTCGATCTGCTCCTCTCCTTCGGGAAGCAGGGGAAGTACATGGGCAAGGATCGCAAGACCGGTCATACCCAGCAAACCCTGGATGCGATGGAGCGGGAAGAGTACGAGTTCTGGACCCAACGCAAAGGTGTTGCAATCCGCGAACAGTACCTCTACCACGACCCCAAGGACCAGGGCACTGAAGAAGAGATTGCCGCAGACTAGGAGTCCTCATGTCAGATCGGCACCAAGACTCTACGATTACCCTCCACGCTGATCTTCCCTCCACAGGACTCACCGGTACCGTCACGCTCACGGATGCGCTTGGTAATAGTGCCGCAACCGCTACCAACTACTCAGAGGTTGGCAACAAACGCTACGCCTGCACGCTCACCGTCACCACGAGTGATGTTGTAGAGGGGTTGTGGAAAGCGGTCTGGTCCTATTCCAGTACCTCCTTCATGCAAGAGTTCACGGTTGGTAGTGACGAGGGAAGTACCAAGTGGGCAACCCGTTTCCAATCGGCACGACGAGTCGGGGATGTCTGGCTCGGCTACATCGGTACTGCTACAACCAACACTTTCACTGACACCTCTGTGCTCGGGAGTGCTGATGAGTATGTTGGGAGTTGGTTTGTTCTTGACGAGACCAATAACCAGGGTGGGTCTTTCAAACGAATAACTGAGTATGACGGAAGTACCTTCACCTTCGACAGTGCCTACGCAATCGCACCTGGTGCAGGAGAACGCTATCTCCTCCTTGATCCCCAACTACGACCCGATCGGATTGACACCGCACTTGAGGCGACGATCGATTCACTGCGTTCACGTTGTTTCATTCCGGTTCAAGCAACGGGACTTTCAACCGATGGTGATGGCTATCTCGCTATTCCAAATGGGTGGTCCCATGTCACGCGGGTAACCAACCTCGATAGTGACAACATCGAGCATATCCTTAACCCCGCTGATTGGCTTTGTGTGCCGGGACAACGAGTCTATATCCCTGGTTTCGACCCTACGTGGACACTCACAATGTCAGGGATGCGACAAGCCAGAAAACCCCTCTTCGAAGATAGTGAAGTCGATATTCCCCTTTCGGTTCTCTCCCCTGAAGTGGCACGCATTCTCCATCTAGATCTCGCGCGTGGTCAGGCAACTGACTTCGACGCTCACTTTCAACGTGCGAGTGCTGCCTTCCAAGAGCACGGTGTGCAACTCACCATTGCCCTCCCACGCATTCAGCGAGACGCCAAACGAGTCATCCACTAGCGGGTAATCAGTAAGGACAACCAATGCCAGACATTCTGAGCCCAAATGAGGTTCAGCTTTTCGGTACCCGCTACCCGATTGTTGGCCCGGTTCAGCGCACGCTGGTTGATCTTTTCGCTCCGAAAGTAGACTTCGGGGACAGCGCGAACTCGGATGAGGTAGTGCTCTCGACCTGGACAATGCGTGACTGGTCGGGTGGGCTGGGTGTTGATACGCTCGTTTCCGCGACCAAAGATCAGACACGTTACTCCTACGGGACGTTGGATAGTCGCTTTCCTCGGCAACTCTGTCTCGCACCCCTGGTAACACTTCGGGACACGCTTGGTGGTTCGGTGAATGAATTCATCGACTACGGCGGAAGACTCTATGCGATCTCAAACACGGGTGTCTATCAGTGGGATGAGCCAACAGATGTTTTTGTAAGCATTCACACGCTCGGGTCCAATGTCAGTGACGCCCATGTCTATAAGGGGATATTGCACGTTGCGTGTGAAGGTTCCGACGTTGAGACGTATGACGGAACGACCTGGGGCACGCTCACGGGTGAAGAGGCCCGTTACCTTGCAACCTGGAACGATACGCTCTACCTTCTTCACTTCGATGGAACGCTCAACAACTACACAGGGACGGGAAGTCCGGCGAGCACTGGGGCAAAGCTTGATCTTGAAAACGGCTATGGAACCCAACTCATCACCTTCTACGATGCCAACAATCTTCCCGCACTCTATGCCGTAACCAAAGCTGGGTTGTGGGCCTACGATTCATCTACAGGCACATTCGTTCAAACCTCCTTTACCTACCCAATTCACCCGAATATTGGTCGTGCATGCGTCTGGCAGGGAAATCTCTTCATCCCTGTTGGAGCAACCGTTTATCGTTTTGACGCTCAATCGGTTGCTGTTGTTGGGCCTGATCGTGATGAGGGATTGCCTATTGATCTCTCCGGGCCAGTCTCTGAGTTGGCAGCCTCACATGCGTTTTACTACGCCGCGATTGACGGCACCTCGATTGGTACGTCACCTCTTGACGTTCTTCAGGTTTCCTGGCCTTCGCACAGTGTCTTCTTCGCGTCTGGTTCAAACAGTTCAGCGGTGTTGATATCTGATGGAAGTACGTGGCATGTCGTTTATGTTCCCACTATGACGGGCACGTCGATCGGAAGAATCTACGTCTCCAACGCGGGAAACCAGTATCGTCTCTGGTTCTCAGTCGGTTCTGACGTGTACTCGCTTGATCTTCCAACCGGCATGTTCAATCCGGTCAAAAACACGACGCCCACATTCGCGGAAGATGGCTACGCCATTACTCCGTGGTTCGATGCCTTCAAACCGCAGATGGATAAGGTCGCCATTGATGTACAGGCTGTGGCGCGTCAGATCACCGCAGATGAAACCATACAGATTTACGTCCAGTGGGATCAAGATGATATATGGAACTATCTTGGTGGAGTCACGGAAGACGGACTAACAAATCTAAGAATCGATTGGGACAGTGGGGGAAAGGTTTTCCGACGAGCACGCTTCAAAATTACGATGCAACGAGGCGCCGTCGTGAGCAAAACTCCAGTCCTCGACTCGTTGACATTGACCTTTCAACGGAGACCCGATCCTATCTGGTCTTACCAATTCACTGTTGATCTGAGTAAGACCTACAAGGGGAAAACCCCAGAGCAACTCCGCACATTGTTAGAGGTAGCGGTAGAGGCGAAGACAGCAGGACTCTTCTACTACCGGTATGGAGACTCTACTCCGATCACTGACGCAATGGTCTTCACGACACGCGGAAGTGGGGCAGAAAAGAGCGGCTTTATCCCCACAGCAGGACGTTTCTCCGTCGTTCTGATTCAGGTCAAAGCCAATGGCTAAAGCCAAACAACCGTTCAACTTTGAGATGCCCAAACTCAAGGGGGTTCCCAATCTCAAAGCTCCGAAAGGGTGGGGCCTACCACGCAAGGGCGTCATCAAACGCGACATCTATGCAAGCCCACCCTCGTGGTTCCAAAAGCAGTACCCGCTTGGCTCTCAACCTGAGTGGGCAGTGTATCGGGCATTGCTTTCCATCGGGCTTAAATCGGGAACCGACTTCATCTTCAAACCACCCCAACTCCCCTTTGCCACCGCTGTTTTTCCTGAGTCCAAGACCGTACTCATCATTCAAGATGGAGTTGATCCTATGGACAAACTCCAACAGACTGCCACCCTCCACCAGGCAGGACTCAGAGCAGTGTACGTCACAAGCACTGATATTCTCGCTGATCCCGTCGCTACAACCAAAGACGCTATCGCAGGGAGATCCTCGACTCCATGAGCCTCATACTTTCCGATTACGCATATGACGATCAGGGTAACGCGATCGTTGGCGCGACGGTGGAAGCCTATGTTACCGGGACAGGGACTCCAGTAAGTTCCACCACCACAGACTCCAATGGATTGTGGACCATCGCAGGTCTTCCTGCTGGCCCCTATGATGTCAAGATCTACAAGGGTACTCAGGTTCGTTGGTTGCGTGGTGCAGTCGCGTTTCAAGCGACAACGATCTATGGGGCGAACGGAATCGATGCCCCACTTGCTGATGCCTCGATCAAAACGAGCCAAATCCAGAACGATGCAGTGGATGCAACCAAGATTGCGGATAACTCGATTACTGATGCCATTCTTGGGTTTCGTACTGTTAACGACGCCACTGCACCGACACTCGACACAGATATTCTCACAACGCATTTGAGTGGTTTAGCCAATCGGATCAAAGCCATTACCGGAGCTGCGGGGTGGAAGAGTGGCCCTGCTGCTACGATCAGTAATATCAACACACGAGTGACTGCGATCGAGGGTTTGCTTGGTCATCAGGTCGCAGCGCTTGCTGCTGACTACACAGTAGTTTCCCAAACCGCGTGGGAAGACATTGGACTTTCTCTTTCCCTTACAGCGGGGACGTGGATCGTACTTGGCACGTTTGCGGTGACAACAACAGGTTCTGTTACTGGCGTACAAATCACGAACGGTACGGCGACGTACGTGTCAGGAGACATTAACGTGCCTGCGTCGCAGATCGGGTCACTCACACTCAGCACCGTTGTAACACTCGCGGCAACAACAACAGTAAAAGTCCAAGCACATCGAACGAACGTTACAAATACTACTAAATTCTATGCCGCTGAAACTTTCTCTGGATCAAACGCCACGCAGCTTGCGGCTATTCATATCGCATAAATTCTGAGTCACTTTCTCTAAAGGAGAAAGTCGTGAAATTCAATCGACGGACCCTGCTTCGCGGAAGTGTTGCAACTGCTCTTCTCGCGCTTGTTCCCGACATACTTGTTCATACCAACACACGTGCCGCTTCAGGTATCACACTTGATACACAGGTGATTAACGTTCCCCCGCGTATCTCTCGCAGCTCCTTTATTCGGATTCTCCAGCCTACCGATGTTGGTAGTGATGCAGGTGCTTGCTACGACACGTTGGTGAGTAAGCGGGTTGATCCTCTCTTTTTCCTCGCCATCTTCCACCACGAATCCGACTTTGGTTCAGAAGGTATCTGCCACGACTACCAAACCCACTCTCCAGGGAACACGCGTACCGTACGACTTCCCGGTATTTCTACAACTACCGTGACAACCCCACGTGGTCAGTTCGTCAAGTACCACAGTTGGGTTGACGGGTTTGCCGACACTGCCTATCGCATCATTGATCCTCATTATGTGTATGCAGAAGAGGGACGGGTCACGATTGGGCAGATTATCCCGCGCTGGGCGCCGAGTAGTGATGGCAACTCCCCAACCAACTACATCAATGCGGTGGTCAGTGACATGAATCGCTGGCAGGAGTCAGTCACGAATCTCAGTGGTGGATTCGAAGCCTTCTACAACCATTTCGCTGCCAAGCTCACACCAACTGAAATGACAGTTCTCTTTGGTGCAGTCCTGTCACCTGAGATGCAGGAGGATGGGATGACAGTCCAGTACTTCGAACGACAACGGTTTGAGTGGCATCCCGGAACCTACCCTGAATTTTACGACGTGCTCCTGACACGGTATGGAGCAGAAGACTTTACAAAGAAGTATGGGTAGATTGGAGGATATGTGCCGAATACATGGAAAGCGGTTCGTGGGGCTGATTGGAATTTCTCAGGAGAGGTCAGACTCAAAACGGGTGCCATGAAGGATCTAACCAACGACAGCCTCACAGTCATTATCTCCTCCATCTCCAGCAAAACACACTAACCGCCCAAACGACGCTGACCTCAAGTGGAGGAGATATCGCGAAGACATCAAACGGGACTTATACATTCTCAGTTGATCGCACCACGACTGAAACCCTGGCAAACAGTAAGTACTACCTTGAAACCTGGCACATTGACGGGTCGAGCGACGATCAAGAACGAATCACTGACGGCTACCTAGTGCTTTTAGACAGCGCGATTTCGTAGAGGAAAATAGATGGCGAATGCTTTTTACGGTGCGGGGCTCGCTGCCTTTGCAAAAGGTGACATCGTCTGGAAAGCCAGTGGTGGAAGCACCATCAAGGCAGTACTGGTTGACACTGCTTCCTACACGGTCAATACCGCAACGGATGCGAACCTCTCTGATATTGCTTCAGGCATGAGGGTTGCAACATCGAGTGCGCTGACGCTGATTGATGCCGCGAGTGGAGGTATCCTCGACGCAAACGACGTTACCTTCTCTTCGGTCACTGGCAATCAGTCAGAGGCGGTGGTCCTGTACAAAGACACCGGCACTGCAACAACCTCCACACTTATCCTTTATGTTGACACGGCGACGGGTCTTCCGGTTACACCTAATGGGGGCAATGTCACTATTACCTGGGACAACGGAACCAATAAAATCGGCAAGCTGTAAAGGAGATCGTGATGGCGCTCTACTGCATCGTCACCGACGTGACCCGCGATGCGCCCTGTGTGCTGCTGTTGCACTACAGCATGCGGGATGACGCTACCACCCCGGAGACGGTGCGCGAGACTGGAACGGTGAGCTATAGCGTTGATCCAACATTGACCGCTGCCCAGAATAAGACGGCGTTGGTGAATCAGGTCAATACTTACTTCGATGGACGGTTGGCAGTCGCCAATAATCTTGACACCAACTTCGATGCACTCAGAACGCAGGCGATCGGGTACCGGAGACCATAGTGGCGAGTATCGGTCCCGTTGCTTTCGCCACATTCAGCGACGATTCTACTGTAGGGACAGTATCCTGGTTAACTCCTGGTAACGCTGCGGCTTCTGATAACACATACGCGACGGCGAGCAGTGCTGCAACCGCAACGTCACACTACCTCAAGGGGCTGAATGCTTCGGCGGGGCTCTCGGCTATCGGGAATAGTGACACCGTAGACGGTTTCGTGATCAGCGTTGAGCGCAAGGCGAGCATCAATAGCGCCGACCATGTGACGGACAGCACGATCAGGCCTGTTGTTGGCGGTACAATCAGCGGCACCAACAAAGCTGACACCACAACAAACTGGGGAACTTCCGATACTGTCATCAATTATGGGAGCAGCACAGATACTTGGGGACTCGCTGGTCTCACCGGTGCGGATGTAAAAAGTTCCACATTTGGCGTCGCGCTGTCCGTCGCGATCTCGAAGACCTTTTCTTCCCTCACTGCCTCAGTTGATGCCATCACGCTGACGGTCTATTACACACCTGTTACACTGCTCACGATTGCCCCGGCTTCTGTCGTTGAAAGTCCTGTCGTTGGTTCCCCGACGATCACAACGAGTGCAACCGTTTCTCCAAGTTCTGTTGTTGGTATTCCTGTCGTAGGCACTCCAACCATCACTCCAGGCCCAGTAACCGTTTTTCCGAGTTCCGTTGTCTCGACTCCGGTAGTGGGCACGCCTGTTGTCACACCGAGTATCGATATTTCTCCAAGCTCCATTGTTCGCGCTCCAACAGTCGGAACTCCCACAATCACATCAGAGGTGATCGTTCAACCAACCTCAGTGGTTTCGACGCCAACGGTCGGGGAACCAGTTGTTGAGCTGGTCGATCAAGTTCTCTTTCCTTCGAGTGTTGTTCGTACTCCGCTTGTGGGTTCTCCAACGGTCTCTCCAGGAGCCCTATTCATCGCCCCAACGAGTGTCATATCAGATGCAGTTGTAGGAACTCCGACACTCAAACAGAAGATCCCTATCACTGCCTACCTCCGGTTTGATGATCCCGATGTTGCGGGAACGCTCCATCTCGATCCAACCCCTACCGGAACACTCCAACTCGATTCAACGCTTGCTGGAACACTCCATCTCGTTGAGACCCTCACCGCTACCCTCAGACAGTACTAACCCGTCAACAGAATAGTTAGAAGGGACTTCGATGAAGCGGCTCATTGCCACGTTCGTCCTCCTTTTTTCGCTCCTAAGCCTCTTTGCTAGTCCCGCCGCAGCCTACACTTTCCCACCAATCATTCAGGTTCCCTCTCCAAATTTTGACGCTGGTCGGGATGGCTACACCATCGACCACATCATTCTCCACACGACTGAGGGAAGCTTCGATAGCGCGGTTGGCTGGTTGAGTAATCCGGCTTCTGGTGGGAGTGCCCAGTACATCGTGAATGCTGATGGTACCCGCCTCATTCAGTTAGTCCAGGACAAGGACACAAGCTGGGGTGCGGGCAACATCGAATACAACCGACGCTCCATCAACATCGAGCAAGAGGGTTATGCCAGTCGTGGTGGGTTCAGCGATGGACTCTACGAGACAGTTGGTCAGTTGGTTGGGAGGCTCGCGCTTACCTACCACATCCCACTTGATCGGCAACATGTCATTGGACATATGAATGTCCCTGACCCGAACCACCCCGATCAGTTCGGTGGCGGTTCTCACCACAACGATCCCGGTCCCTACTACGACTTCGATAAAGTGCTCACCATCGCACAGGCGTATGAGGATAGCCAGAGTCCCGCACAGGCAGAACCCTGTACCTACTACCCACAGACCGGATTCTCAGCCTGTTATGGGTTCAGAGCATTCTATGATTCGTTCGGAGATAACGCGGTTGGTTTGTTCGGTTACCCCATCTCATCAGAGTTTCAGATCAATGGGGTAACGATGCAGTACTTCGAACGAGCACGCTTCGAGTGGCATCCTGATACGCCTGGATATCCCAACAACCCCTACCACGTACAACTCGGACTGATTGGCACCGAAAACTTCACCACGGGAGGAAACTAACCCATGAACATCCTTGAAACAGTTGAGGGTTTCAAAACCTACATTGCCGCAACCATCGGAATCGTTGTCGCGGGACTCCTCGCAACCGGCTACATCGACCAGATGCAGTTCGAGATCATCGTGGCCTTCCTGACTCCGATCGGGTTCATCACACTGCGACACGGGATTTCCACAACGATGGCACGAGCGAGTCAGGTGGTTGCTGGTCAACCGGAAGCCCCAACCGAAGCAGTTGAACCGGTTGCTCCTGCCCCGGAACCGACTGACAAGGCGAGCTAGTGTGTCCCCGGAAGAGAATGACATCAGTGGACAGATCAGGACTCTGGGGAGAACTGTCGAAAACCTACGTTTGGATGTTGTGGATAACACTCGCGGTCTTGGCGCACGCATCAAGACTACCGAAGATGCCATCCAAAATCTAACAACCGAGGTGATGTTTCTTCGCAACCACCTCCCCCAAGCCCCATCAACCTGGACGATCGTTATTTTGGTTGCCCTCATCACCGGCATCCCGTCAATGGTGATCGGACTCATTAGCATTCTGCTTCGTTAGGGGTTCCCATGACATTACCACTTCTCGTCTGGCTCATCTGGGGCCTTCTGGGGTTGGCGTGGGAACTCTACGACGTATTCAACACGACACCAGGAGACACGCTCTCTGAGCAAGTTTGGCGTTTCCTGAAGCTCGGGAGCCCTCCTGGTGGGCTGACCTCAGTGCGACGCATCCTCTTTATCGCTTTGTGGGGTTGGCTCACATTTCACTTTTTCTTCCACTTTGCCTAAGGAGTTTGCATGGGTCGTCCTAAGCCAGACCTTGAAAGATCTACCTTCTACCCCGAAATCAAGACAGCAACCATTGCCGTTGCGACCAGCGCTACCGATTCTGCTGCGGTGGATCTCGATGGTATGCATCTGTTCGCGATCGAAACTCCCGCGACGCTCACGGGAACCTCACTCACGTTTAAAGTCTCCGCCGACAACTCCACCTTTACTGGACTCTACGACGATACTGGCACGCAGTACAGCGTCACGGTTGCGGCTTCGCGCGTCATCTACCTCGATCCGAGTAAGTTTGCTGCGTTCCAATATCTGAAGTTGATTAGCGGGAGTACTGAGGCTGCGGATCGCACCTTCACCCTCTACACACGAGCTGTCTAGGGTTGCGCCATGAAATTAACCCTTTTACTCATCCTTCGCCGCAGGCGCAGTTCACGTCTTGGAGAAGCGATTTTGGGACAAGCTATCCTTGGAAAATCGTAAGTGTCGGGACTAATGAATGACGTATTCCTTCTCAGATCGTAATAATGGTCAGGTTATCCAAGCCTCGTGGTTCAACGATCTCCAAGGCGCAACCGCACTTCTCCTTGCTGGTACCATCAATGCGAAAGACTACGGCGCCATAGGGGATGGGGTAACCGACGACACAGCGGCTCTCCAAGCTGCCCTCAATGCAGCGCAAACAAACCATGTTCCCCTTTACATTCCTCCGGGTGACTATCTCATTGGAAGTTTGGACGCACCAAGTCCTGTCGAGATTATTGGGGCGGGCATGGGCGGTGCTGATATTGGTGTCGGGGGTGAGGGCACCATCTCATACCCTGCGAACACGACACTCACCGCAAAGACGGGTACCACCAATCTCATCACCATTGGCACCAGTGACGGCGCGATTCAGCACCAGAACTACCTCATCGCTGGGCTTCGCTTGAATGGCGCAAGCGTGGGTGCCAATGGTATTGCCGTTTGGAGTTGGTATGGCTGTGGTTTACGCTTGCGCGATCTCTATATTGACTCGTTCACAAATGCCGGGGTGCTCATCGGCAATGCAACAGGGCCGGTGCTGGCACGCTCATTCCTGATGGATTGGGATAACGTGCAGTTGGCGCATAACTATATCGGTGCTGATATGTGGGGACGTGTCCAGGCTAGTTCATTCCGGCACTGTCATTTCACCGCCAACACGTTTCGCCAGATGCGCATCACAGCGGGCTCCTCGGCGCAAATGGGGGATGGAACATCGTCCTATGACGCAGCTATTCACTTCGACAACTGTACGTGGGAAAACGCACTAGCAAACAGTACCATTGGGTGCGCCATCTCAAATGTCTACAGTGCCGTTTTTACCGCGTGTTGGTTCGAGTGTATTGGCACAAGCAGCGAGATTCAAGTCAGTCCATCTGCAAATGACTATCCGTCATCGTTAACGTTTATCGGTTGTCTTTTCAATCTGAGCGGTGGCGTGAAGGGTATCGGTCTACCTCCAACAAGTTCTAATTTGCTCCAGGTACAATTGATCGGCGGCGCGGTGCTCGGCACCGTTGCGAATCTCATCGACAGTCCCAGTGGTTCCGGCAAAAGCTGCCGCATCCAAAACGTCGCTGGGGCAACGCAACAGAGCGACTCACGCGGCTCAGCCACGATTACCTCCGCAACCACCAGCGTATCCGTGACACACGGACTCATCGGTACCCCCGTCACTGTCCAGATAACCCCTACCGCCTCCCTCGGAAGCGCTGCAAAATTCTGGGTATCTTCTATCGGTTCCTCGACATTCACTATCAATGTCGATGTTGCTCCTGGTTCATCGGTATCCTTTAACTGGGTAGCGAGAATGAATGCTTAGACCGGTAGTAGGTAGAAATAACGTTCAGATCCATCTACAAGTTAGTTGAAAGGATTATCATGCCGACCGTAGGTACAGGCAAGAGCGCGAAGAAGAAGAACATCCCAACCTGAAAGTATTGCGATCAACTCGTTGAGTTGTACTGTTATGGTGGTCGATTTAAGAGGTACCGTAAGACTTGTAAAGACCACCACGGTTATGGGATGCGCACTGGACCGCTCAACCCCGCCTGGAAAGGTGGAATCAGTAAACAACCCAAAGAGCCTAGGCGCGAGGGGAGACCCCCTAAATCCCAGCACCCAAAGGCGCCGAAGGAATCCGATCTTCTCTATGCTGCAGGATTGAAGCGCTGTGGACTCTGTAAGGAGATTTTTCCAGCGACGCTCCACCACTTCAAACATAACAAGAACGTAAAATCAGGTCTCGATACATATTGTAAAGACTGCAATAACAGGAGAAATCGAGAGGCAGAAGCCGCTCTTAAATTGGATGTTTTTACTCATTATTCCGGCGGAACTCCAAAGTGTGCCTGCTGCGGATCAACCTACACGGAATTTTTAACTTTGGATCACATCAACGGAGATGGAGCCCAGCATCGCAGAGAACTAAAGGGAAGACGAGTTTATCGGTGGGTAAAGGCTCATGACTACCCCAGTGGCTTCCAAGTTCTTTGCATGAATTGTAACTTTGCTAAAGGGATGTTTGGTTTCTGTCCCCACGACATGAAGGAGACTGATAATGCCGACCGTGGGAAATCGTAAATTCAAGTATACAAAAGAGGGAGAAACTGCTGCTGCGGAGTACGCCAATAAAACAGGTAAGAAGATGATCGTCAAGCCACCGATGAAGAAGGTAGCCAAGAAGAAGGTGAAGTAATGCAGAAACGTTCTTCATCCGCCAAGAAAGCCTCAGCCAAGAAGAAGCTACCGGCTACCTACAAGGGTAAGTCCACTAAGCTCGGTCAAGGTGGTCGGGCGCAGATGTTGAAGGATCAGGGTGTCCCTGGCGGTGTCATCGGGGAGATCGCCCGCAAAAAGCACGCAGCTCCTGGTCAGAAATTCTATAAAGGTAACACCCAAAAATAGGTAGGTCATGCGTAAGGGGACTCACCACTCGAAAGAAACCAAATCTAAAATTAGTAAAGCACTTATTGGAAAACACGCCTGGAATAAAAAGGAATGGCCTCGGGCTTGCATCAAATGTGGTGAAGCTCCGGCTCAAAGCATAAAGAGGCCATATTGTAAGCCTTGTCGCAATGCAGATGAACGCGCTCGCTATGATGCTGCCAAGGATCGAGAACGACAGTTAAAGCATAGGTATGGAATTACTCCCAACGAATTTGACGAGATGGTTTTTCGACAACAAGGTCGGTGTGCCATTTGCGGTGCTGAGCCGAGCAAACGACTAGTCATCGACCACGACCATTCTTCTGGCAAGGTTCGTGCACTGCTCTGTGATTCATGCAACCATTTGGTTGGATACATCGAACGCGAGCCGGACCTCATAGAGAAAACATCAGCTTATCTCAAAGAACACTCAAAGAGGCTGATCGTTCTCACCAACTACCACAAGAAGTAGTTAAACACAAAAGCCCCC